TGTCTGAAACATTTGCAGACATTAGCACACCATCCACTGTTTACTTTGCTGCACCTTATGCTGGATACCTCGAAAGTATTCAATTAACTCTCCTTAACGCCATTACCGTGGCCGACTCAGTTGTGACTGTGAAAGTCGATAACGTCACAGTGGGGACTGCTTTGACAGTTGCCTTTACTGGCTCTGCAAAAGGAACCACGTTTAGGCGTGAGTTTCAAAATGTTCCTGTCAAATTGGGCAGTATTATTGAAGTCATCACCGATGGTGCTTCAACAACTACTGCAATCACTCCTTGCACTATCGTATTTAGGCCGTAAATCATGGCAAACAAACACGCTGCGGAAACATTTAAGGGCACTGGTGTAAATGCTGGTGACACGTTGTTCACGACTGGCCCAGTTCAGCAGCATGAATTGTTCACGCTGATGAGCAGTGCCGGTGCGGTGGATGTTTGGGTAACGCTTGACGGGGTAAATTTTTCAACAGCTGCATTAGCACTTGAGGATCAGGGCGCAACAGCGAACTCGACCTATGTGTTAGTGACGGCTGCTGGCAGGGTTTATAAGTTCTGGGGGAAATATACCCAGATTCGCGTTAAGCAAAATGGCGCTACTGCCGCAACTGCTACATTGATTTGCGGTGCTGGCGCATGATTGACGTTGAAACCAGTGTAAGCACGGCTATACAAGCTAAGGATGGCAAGTTAGTCGTGCATCGAGTGCAGGACGTAGCGCCTATTCTCGATTTCAACAAAAAGATGCAAGCCTCTGCCGCTGGTGGGTGGAGGCGTGCTCAAGGCACTCGACGACATATTGCAGAAATTCCCAATATTGTTGCTGAAGCATGGCTCAGGCAAGGATTTAACATGTTTTCTGCATCAGATAAGGAGCTGCGCAAAAAGCTGGATGAGCCTGAATGGGCTTATCTAAAGACAATCCCCGGTAGAATTGGACAGCGGTCGAGGCATATCTAGTGGCCGTCATCACAACCTACTCTACTGCGGTTACAGCAATAGCTGATTGGCTAGCTCGTAGTGATTTGAATGGTTTTATTCCCAATTTTATACAGAACTGGGAAGAGGCATTTTACCGTGATCCTAAAAATCATGGTCGGTGGATGGAGGCTAGCCTTAGCGACACCATTGCAGCTAGTGTTATTCCATGTCCCGCTGATTATTTGGCAATGAAGTACGCTTATGTGAATGGCGCGCCTTCATCGCGACTGGAAAGAAAGTCGCTCAATCAATTATTGGGCAGCTTTCCACGTGGCGGCACGACTGGGATGCCATTAATGATTGCTAGAGATGGTGAAAATTTCATTTTTGGCCCTGAGCCTGATTCGACCTATACGATTAAAGGGACTTACTACGCAAAACCTACTTTACTGCGCAATTTTGCGAGTGATGCGGCCGCGAATTATCTAATCCTTAACTGCCCAGACCTAATTGTATACGGGGCATTGATTCATGCTGCTCCGTTCTTGAGAAATGACTCACGTTTGCCGATCTGGGGCCAGATGTACGACATGCAGTTAACGAGCTATCGTAATTTGAATCGAGATGAAGATATTTCAGGCTCTCCGAGTCAGGAAACGCTCGCATGACACTGGGCGCATTAGCCAAGTTCGGTGAGTGGCTTCCTGATCTGCCTTATTATCAGAATCCAGGGCTTGTCGAAGCTAAAAACGTCATTCCTATTGATGGAAGCTATAAAGATTTCATCGATATTCTGACGGCTGATGATGCATTGCCCGAAAGACCACAAGGCGCATATGCCGCTATTGATAATAACGGCACGCCTGAGATTTACGCAGGCACAGAAACCACATTACAACAAAAGTCAGGCACTTCATGGACGGATAGAAGCGGCACTGCCTACGCATGCCCCTCTATTGGGTACTGGCGATTCGCTCAGTTTGATACATTGCTAATTACAACGAACTTTAATGACAATATTCAGGTTAAAACAGTGGGATCAGCATCTAACTTTGCCGATCTTTCTGCTGATGCACCCAAAGCTCGCCAGATAGGCGTGATTAATCGCTTTGTCGTAGTTGGGGACACTGATGACGTGACGAATGGCGCTGTTCCATCGCGCATACAGTGGCCTGCAATCGATGATCCCACTGACTGGCCGATCATCGGTACTTCTGATGCTCGCTCGAAGCAGAGCAGTGAACAGTTTCTAGATGCTTCTTATGGTGCCGTTACAGCAATTGCAGGCGGTCAGTTCTTTGGGCTGATCTTTCAGCAACGTGCTATCACACGCATGACGTATGTTGGCGGTGACTTGGTATTTCAGTTTGATACTTACGAGAAAACTCGCGGCTGCTGGGCACCTCAATCCATGATCCAAGTTGGCGAACGCGTGTATTTCATGGCCGCTGATGGTTGGTATATGACAGACGGGCAGCAAGTGGTGCCGATTGGAAACGCTAAGTTCGACAAGACTTTCATTTCTGAGTTCGATCAGACCTATAGGGAGCGATTAACAGCAGGGTTGGACCTCGTTAACAAAGTTATTTTATGGTCATATCCCAATACAGGCGCGACAAACGGAACGCCTAATAGGATGATTTGTTATAACTTCATTGAGAACCGCGCAAGCAATGCTGATTGCACTGTGCAGATGGTTTTCTCATCCGTGACACAAGGTTACTCAATGGATGACCTTGATTCTCTCTTTACTAGTGTTGACGATATGACAATTAGCCTCGATTCGTCTTTCTGGTCAGGCGGAATCCCAACTGTCATGGCGTTTGCCAGCAATACGCTTGGTACTTTTTCAGGTGCAATCCTAGATGCACGATTTGAAACAGGCGAAACTGAAATTGCCCCGCCTGGATTTGTTTATTTGAATGGTGTTAAGCCGATTGTCACAGGGAATCCGACTTCTATTGAAGTTTCAATCTCTCTCAGAGCATCTCAAGACAATGAATCACGTGCATTTAGTGATGGAGTACTTAGAACCGCACGAACTGGAGTATGCGATTTCAGAAAGCATGGCCGTTATGCCTCTGCGCGCATTGATATTACGGGCGGATTTGATAGAGCTTTAGGTATTCAATTTGAAGGCAATGCGGGGGATGGCGTATGACGCTGCAAACTCTGCAAACACAAGGACCGGAAGCGCTCCACAGACAGCAAATCGCCGTAACGGTGAATGAAGTTATTAAAGGGCGCGCAAATAACACAGGTGAATTCACTTTAACCGCTGGAGCAACCACTACAACAGTGATTGACCCCGCTTTTGAAAGTGCAATGGTTCCTGTATGGACGCCCACTACTTTAAACGCTGCTGCTGCTCTATCGACAACGTATTTAACGAGCCGAGATAAAGGCTCTTTTGTGGTGACTCATGCTAATGCAGGAACAACAGACCGCACGTTCATTTACCTCAGATGGGGCTAGTATCTTTACGATACGAAGCGAACGAATCGGAGAATATTGGCCGGTTATCGCGAAGTTTTTGTTGATGGTTGATGACCCTGAATGGACAAGTGATGATGTTTACGAATGCATAAAGGATAGATTCTGCCAAGTATGGGGAATGCATATGGATGGCGAAATCAAAGGAATTTGGATCACAAAAATCCAATGCAACAAGGATAAATTTGGCTTAGTATGGATTGCAGCCGGGGCAGGAATTGAGTATGGATTGCCATTGTTTTTAAGTTGCACTGAAACCTGGTTCAAAGAGCTGGGCTGCAAGTATGTGAAAGTTATCGGACGCAGAGGCTGGAAGAAAATGTTACCTGGATATGTTGAGCACGCTATTGAACTTCGCAAGGTGCTAAATTGAGCGGCGGTGGTGATGCGCCCTCTAATACGACGAATACTCAGAACCCCCCTGAGTATGTCATCCCGTATTTGCAAGGCGCTGCAAGCGAATCGTCCAAGCTCTATCAGCAAGGTCCAAACACCTATTATCAAGGCCAAACTGTTACGCCTCATTCCGCTGAGACCAATCAAGCAATTGACATGATTAAGAACCGTGCGACGAATGGCTCGCCGGTTAATTCTGCTGCCACTGGGTACACTGCTGATGTATTAGGTGGGAAGTATCTCAATAGCAACCCTTACATTGACCAAACTTTTAACAAGGCTGCTGAAGCGACAAGAAGTCAGTTAGATTCTCAGTTCGCTGGGGCTGGTAGAAATATTGGCGCATCGCAAGCTGCAAGAGCAGATCAATTAAACAATCTGGCAACTAATATTTATGGCGGAAACTATTCCAATGAACGCGCATTGCAAAATGCCACACTGGGACAGGCCAATTCCATTG